GATGTAATATATCAAATGATCCATTAACAATTATTTTTTTCATAGTTCACCACTTTCAGCCAACTTCAACATCAGGCTATATTGTTCATATGCCCTTTGCACAGCCGGATATTTTTCTTTCAAATGCTTTTCGTGTTCTTTTTGTTGTAATAAGACATGGAACATGTTGTAGTGCCCAGTTTTTTTCATATTATTAAAAACTTCTGATTCAAAATCTGCAATACGTTCCAATTCACTTTCTGCAATTTCCACAGTATACAGCGGTTCGCTGTCAATTACTATATCTTCGTACACTCGATTGAAGTCCATGGGATCTTTAAAATAATTTACATTGACTTTGTGATACCGGCTGGCTCTTTTGTGGGTGTCAAGTACTTGGATTCCGTGACTGCTACAAAATTCTTTTATATTTTCTGTGCTCATTTTATTCCCACCTCCTGGCAAATCTCCTTGACCAGGGCCACGTCAGCCGGGGTCTCTCGGAATTTCTTCATCCAGAAGGGAACATCAAATGCTGGGGTAATCATGTTCAATTGATCGTCGCTCATCTTTCTCACCATGGATTGTCCTGCTGCACTATTTAGAACCACCCAGGGACTTATGCGTCCATTTAGAATGTCATGCACTGCCTTGTTCAGACTGACGTAATTAAAGTAGTGTGCAAACTCTGCCTGGTGTTCATCGCCCCACTCCATCATGGTCTGCAGGGTACGCTGTACAGCCGACTCAATGGGCTCTATCTTGATCATCTCAAACAGATACCGTTCGTACAGTTCATCTCTGCACCAGTGGTCCAATTTGACGCCACTCCGGATCACATAGTCAACAAACCTGTCGGGATAGATGGGATTGACGTTGTTGACAAAACTGCCGAATTTTACAAACGCATTGTAATAGGGGCTGTCACAAAAGTCCTTGTACAAAATTTTTTTCTTGGAATTGTTGGTCAGTTGCCAGAATCTAATGAAGGCCGAGAACCCAGCCTGCACTCGCTTTTCTTTTTCCTGGAACGCACGCCGCTTCTTTTCACACAGATGACTCACCAGGGTTTTGGGCTGGCTGAATTTCTTACCACAGTGATCACACTGATGTGGCTGTGGCATGAGCAGGCTGTTACTCATATTCCTTGCGCTGTTTTTTATCGAACCCCATGCTGTCGAACAACTCCTTGATGTCTTCCTTGGTCAACATTTGGGCCAGCATCTTGACTTCAGCCATCTTCATGGTGGGGTTTAATTCAGCCACCAATTTCTCAATCTTGACGGCCTTTTCCTTCTTGCTGGCCGCTAAGTAGGGATGGTACGCCGGCACACCGGCACCAGTGGCTGCATATAATTTCCACAGCAACGCTTTGTGATCCTTACTCAGTACCCAATGATTCTTGTTGACATATTCGTTGGTGGTTTCCAGGAACCATTCTTGTATGTCCCTGTCGCCCTGCACACTGGCAGTATACCGCATGAGCACATAGGGACTGAACGCCTTGCGTTCTTCATCAGTCAAGTTACTATAAAAATCGTAGTCTTTGTTGTCAACTGCGGCCAGTTCCCGCTTGATGTCAAGTACTGGCGGCTTCTTGGGTTTAGGTTTTGTTGCCATTTTCCATGCTCAAGTAATACAATATTTTAACACGTTCTAGTGCTGCGTGTAAAGCAGGATCTGTTCGTGCAGACCGCCTGATGTCGTGCCAGAGTTGATTCTCCATCATGTGTTCGTGCAATGGACGGCCATCTGATGTACGGGCATCCCTGATCAACTCGCGCTTACCAGATCCCGATTCACGCTGATAGATGGTGTTACCGCCGTCAGGACTTTCGTATATCAGGGCCATGTCACCAGCATTTGGTATAATCCACCAGTTCACTCTGGCGGCTGACTTCTTTGACAAAGTATGCACACAGGGGTTTCTTGCCTGCATGTAATGGAGTACACAGCAGTTGACCCGGTCGCATTTTAGGAAAGTACCATTTGACATCTTGGTAGACATCAATGATGTCTATATCCAGCAATTCTGGTCTAAAACTGCTGAGTGGATTGAAACAGAAAGTTTTAAATCCACGATCATTTAGACTGGTGAGCGGTAGGATTTCCATGTCCGGACCCTCAGCATCGCCCACTATGGTGCACCAATCCAGGGGCATGGTGATCTCGTGTGGTCCTATTTTTAGCACAACTGCTGGGCCTGTAAAACTTTCCAGGAAGATCAGGGGAATGAAAAAGTGGTCGGGGTTTTGATTGTCACTGTTGTCCAGCACAGCAAATCGCAAGTCGTCATCAACTTCATCTGGCAGTTTATTGAGAAAGAATGTCTCGTTGTCGAGCGTGAGTATTTGCATTATTGGTATTTTACTTTCTCTATTGTGTATGGATATTTGGCATCTTTGTAGAACCGTTTGCGTTCTGTCAGGTGCCGCTTGGCATATTTTGTGCTGGCAGTGATGTCCCAGATGCTGACAAAGTCTTTGTCGTCGGCCTTTCTTATGCCACGCCCAATGCTCTGTATAACGCGGACAAAACTTTTTCCGGGTTCCAGCAGAACCAGATTAAAAATCCGAGGGATATTAATGCCCACAGCGGCAACACCATAGGTAGCCACAATAATCTTGTTATCAGCAGTCTTAATTTCGTCATATTCTTCTTTTCTGTCCTTGGTTTTAACTTCCCCAGAGACAAAAACACTACCTGGTATTTTTTCCGCTATGGCTCTTCCTGAATCAATTCTATTGACCAGCACCAGGGTGTTGCCACTTGCTGAGATGGTATTTACCAGGTGGCTGACATAGTCCATGCGTGTATTGTCTGTGACCAAATATTTGAGTTCTTCTGCATAACTGCCAAACTCTCGCCACTCGGCAGTCTGTATGATGTTCACATGGCAGTTGCTCAGTACACCCTTCTCCTGCAACTCGTGTGCACTCACACGATTGATCACTTCACCCAGGCTGGCACGTATGCTCTGGAATTCGTGATCGGCTTTGGGCACGGTGCCAGTCAGCCCCCATCTGATGGGAGCATGGGACAGGTTGCGTGTCAATAAATTTCTCAACACATCTGCCTTGGCCATGTGCACCTCGTCCACCATGACTGTGCTGACTCCCTCTAGCAACTCTGCCAGTGTCAGTAGTTCGGCATCTCTGCTGAAATCCTTGGACTTTTTATCCAGGATGTTCAGACTCTGCCAGGTGCAGATGGTGTGTGTTTTGTCTAGATTTTTTCTATCACCATAGTACACACCCACATCCAGTCCGCAGTTGATAAAGTCTTCTTCAGTCTGTTCCACCAGACTCTTGTTGGGCACAATGGTGACTGTGCGTCCGTACTTTTCACAGATCTTGGCCAGTGTGGCAGTGGTGATGGTTTTGCCAAATCCTGTGGCAATTTCTTGGATGCATTGTGGGTTCTTCAAGAACATGTTGACCACCGCCACTTGGTCATCACGCAGCCGAATGGGTTGACCTGCAAATCGATGACCCACTGGCCATGTCTGATCGCCCCAAAAATCTTCAAAAATCTCTTCGAACTCCAGTGCTGGGCTGGTGCGCAGGTCCTCTACTTCCACGTAATAGTTTTTACTTTCCAGGTATTCCAGCACTGGTTCCAGCATGCTCAGGTAAGTGGTGCCACCCAGTCCAAAGAAAGAAATGCTGCCATCCCAGCGTCCCAATTTGTAACTGGGACGAAACCTGGCTGATGGATCTTCGTACTTGAATTTTTTAACCAGAGCCTTGCGTGTATCGAGATCTAGATTCGATATCTTGACGTTGACTTCGTCTAGAATTGTTACCCGTGCTGTGGCCAATTGATCTCCATTTGTGCCGGCTTCTTGGAAAAGTTCACCAGATTTTCATGATTGCGAATAAACGCCTTGGTGGTATAATGAGCACTCTCAAAACCCAGGTTTATAATACAATTAAATTTCATATTAGATTTTACAACAGTCTTGGGCAGCTTGCAACTGATAAAAATAATTTTGGTGGCATCAGTGATGGGCGAATTAAGGTTGCGTGTTCGCACAAACTCATTAAATTGTTGGTGCCGGTCACTGGGCAATCTAAACATTACTGATATTTCTTCATCAGCAAAGCCTGCCTGTTTTAGGAAGTCATAGGCATGCTGCGTTGTTTCAAGTTCATTGCTACCTGGAATGACAAACAGACAGGGGCTCAGGTGTTTGACAATGTCTGTCAAACTGGACATGGGGGTGACTTCACTATCAATGTAAAAAGGTTCACCAGGGTCAGTGATTAGGAATTGCCAGGTGATGGGATGGATACCATCCAACTGATAATTCACCAACTCGTCCCAGGCATAGATGCCAGCCCGCCTGGCTTCAAATGCTGCTGCCAACACCGAAGTGGACTGCAATTCAGGAACCATAACACTGACGTTCCTAAATTTTGGTACATTATTTTCAATTACCAGTGTGGGCACATGCTGTTCAAAATCCTGCATGACCCTGGCAATCTGGGATATATATTCCTGTATTTCAGCATCAAGTTCGAAACCTTCTCGTTCAGCAAGTTCCTGTAAAAACATCAAGTTATCCTCACTCAAGGAGAACATC